TTTACGATTTTATCAATTATAATAGTCCCGATTTCTTGGATTTATGTTCGACGGATTGATTATATGGAAACTAATTATCCAGATTATAAAGGCGAAGACCTAATATAAATGTAATGGAAATTAAAAGAATCTCAAGAAACTTACATCAAATAAGCCTTGAGCAAAAGGAGTGCAAAATTGCTTTATTATCTGACATCCATTGGGATAATCCCAAATGTGACCGCGACAAATTAAAGCGCCATTTAGACTACTGCAAAGAGCAAGAAATGCCAATTTTTATAAACGGCGATTTTTTCTGTTTAATGCAAGGCAAGTATGACCCAAGGCGAAGCAAAAAGGATGTATTGCCCGAACACAACAAGGCAAACTATATAGACGCCGTAATTGAGAATGCGGTTGATTGGTGGTCGCCTTACGCTCATTTATTAACTGTTATCGGTTACGGAAACCACGAGACTGGAATTATAAAAAATTTAGAAACCGACCCATTGCAAAGGTTTGTCGACTTGCTAAATTACACGAACAAAACTAGCGTTTATACTGGAGGTTATGGAGGTTGGCTTGTAATAAAAAAGCATATAGAGGGCAATACCTATATGACAAAAAATTTAAAGTATTTCCACGGTAGTGGGGGGGGTGGGGTAGTTACTAAGGGAGCCATTAACTTGACTCGAGCGCTAGAAATGTACGAAAATATGGACATCTTTGTTATGGGACACATTCACGAAAACTCTAGTCGTAACGATGTAAGGGATTGCGTAGGTTATAATCCAGGGAAGCATTGCCACGAATTAGTGCAAAAGCAAATTCACCTTGCATTAACTGGCGCATATAAAGAAGAATACGAGGACGGCTTTGGTGGATGGCACGTTGAACGCGGAGCGCCTGTAAAACCAACTGGCGGGCGAATATTAAACTTAGACCATTTAAGAATTAGAACGCCTAAAGGCGACAATTATGAAATGTTAGTGGACAGTTGTAAATTTCCACTATGAAAGCAATCTTAGAATTTGATTTACCTGAAGAAAATAGCGATTTTCAAGCCGCAATAAACGGCGAAAACTATAAGAGTGCGATTTGGGAATTTGACCAACTTTTGCGCTCAGAAATGAAATACAAAGAATTGACCGACGAAACTTATAAAGCTTACGATTATTGCCGAAAGGAATTTAGAAAAATATTAGAACAGGACAATTTATTTATTGAACAATGAATTTTTCAACCGACAACCAAAAGATTAGAATTGCATTGCTGGCCTTTTTGGCTGGAATAATTGTGGCTTTTATATTTTATCCAAAGCCTGAAAGCGAAACCTTTTATAAGTTTGAAACCGTGACAAAAACGGACACTTTAATTGTCGAGGTAAAGGACACGGTTTATGTCCCTAAAACAAAGATAAAAACAGAACTTTTAAGGGATACAATACTAATCGATTTTAAGCCTAAAATTAGCGCGTTTACGGCGTCGTTTCCTTTTGAGTATGGAAGTACAAGCGTGAGCGGTGAAGTCTTGGGAGAGGTCTTAAAAATGACCGCCACAAGCGATTTTAAAATACCAGTCGTAACGAATACAATTACCGAGACAAAAACGGAAACAATAATTAAAAAATCGAAAGGGATTTACTTGGGAGCTGGCGTTAATTCTTTGCTGGAGCCGTCGGCGTCGGTTGCCTACTTGGACAATAAATATTTGTTTCAATATCAATACCAGCCATTGCAAAAAGTCCATCAAATCGGCGTGGCTAAAAAGCTTTTTTAGGTAACTTATAAGTTAACAAAAGTTTGCAATTTGTAAACCTCTGGGTTTGGTTGTTACCTTTTTAAATAAATTTGTAACAACTGTCGACAAATTGGAAACGGTTACTCGGATAATTTCCGATAAGATTAAAGATATTTTACAAAAACGTCACAAAATGTGCATTATATGTGACATTTTTTGGCTATTTATGGCGAAAATGCCATAATATAGTTTTTGCTAACCAGTAGTCCGTTTTTTGCGGACAACTCATTAAACATGTAATCTGGCATAAACTTTTCTAAATGGTATATACTTTTCGCCCTTTAGGTACTGGCTTGACGCAAACTTTGAGCGTCCTTTTTTAACCAACAATCCATCAGCAAACAAAACGTAAAATTCGTTTTCGGCCGCTGGCTCATTCGTAGCCAGGTAGTCAAGCCAATAATCCAATGGCTTGCGGTTTTCGTCGACTACCTTGGAAGCAACTAGGTAGCCAAACGGATTAATTATTTGAGCCTCATTCATACGCAAGATAAAAGCATAAAAATTGATAGTAAAAAAAAAGATTGCTTTTTGTTAAAAATAATTTCGTTAATATGTTGGAATATTAGAAATAAGTAATAATTTTGAATCAGTAATAACAAAGACAACTAAAATAAAACGTAATGAAAACCTCTATTTATCAAAAACACCTTGTTACCAGGTACGAAAAAAAGTCAATTAAGGAACTTGTTTTTCTTTCTGACTTGGTATTTCAAAAAATTGTTTTCGCTTATAGTCAACCAATTGAAGCCGAAGAACTTACTAAAATTCAAATGCAAGATTACATCTTATTAAAAGTTATTCAGCAAAAACGAGAGCGTTTTGAATTTGAAGACTAATTAAAACAAGACTCCTATGAATTACGACCAAGAACAATTTTACGACCAAGAAATTAATTTTACTTACGAGGGTAAAGAGTACGCCTGGCTAGGCGATTACTCAGTTACCAACTGGGGCGAAGACGAAAGCGAAACGACGCCAGCATTTGGCGAATTAGAGGTTACAATTGACCACACGGCAAGCCTATCGTTTTACGACGATGAAACCGACTTGGTAATTGAGGTAAAACCAACGCCAAGTTTATTATTAGAAATTGAAATTGAAATTGAACGGAACCTTTAAACAACACACCTATGAAAGAATTAATTGAAATTCAAATTGAGTTAAAAGCACCAAAAAATATGTATAACGCCTTTGGCAAATACAATTACAGAACACATGAGGGCATACTAGAGGCAGTAAAGCCTTTATTAAAAAAATACGGTTGCATTTTAACACTTAGCGACGAAACAAAAGAGGTTGCTGGCATTCCATATATTGAGGCAACTGCATTAATTCAAAAGGATTTAGAAAGTCGCACAGTTAACGGGCAAGCTGGAATTGAATTGCATAAAAAAGGGATGGACCTTGCACAAAGTTTTGGAACGTCTAGTAGTTATGCAAGAAAGTACGCTTTAAATGGATTGTTTTTAATAGACGACACCGCTGACGCAGACGCAACAAACGACCACGGCAAAGGACCAGCAATTACAAAGATTGCGCCAACCGACGAACAGTTTGCTTATATTGTCCGCTATTTAAACGGGACAGACGCACAACGGAAACAAGCGCTCGAGGCGGTTACAAAGTACAATTTTAATAAAGACCAACAAGACACCTTAGACGGACTAGTATAATGGCAAACTTATATGAAATAACAAGAGAGGCTCAAGAGTTAGCCTTTCTATTGGAAACCGAGGAGCTAACTCCTGAGCTGGAGCAAATGCTAGTAATTAATCAGGAGCAACTCCAAACTAAGGCTGGCAATTATGCCAAGGTAATCGCAAACATTCAAAGCGATTCAGACGCAATCGACCAAGAAATTAAGCGATTAAAAGCAATGAAAGAAAGCAAAGACCGAGCCGTTACAAGGCTAAAGGACGCTCTTAGAGAGGCAATGCTAGTAAGTGCAATAGACAAAATAGAAAGTCCTTTATTTAAGCTTTCATTACGTCGCAGCGAGTCCGTGGAGGTTGACATTGTAGAAACTTTGCCAGCGGAATTTATCAATATTAAAAACGTGGTAACGGCTGATAAAGTAGCAATAAAAGAAGCCATTAAACGCGGCGAAAATATAACTGGCGCTAGAATAATCGAAAACTTTAACCTACAAATAAAATAAATATGCCAGATATTACGATGTGCCCAGGGACAAATTGTCCCCAGAAAGAAAATTGTTACCGATACACGGCAAAACCTTGCGAACATTGGCAGTCGTATTTTATAGACGCTCCAATTAAAAACGGAAAGTGTGAAATGTACTGGGGCAAAAATGCTGAATCAGTTTGGAATCAACTAAAAGAAATAACAAAATGAGCAACTACCTATATATGGGCAAATTTATAGAACGCCCTGGAGACCTAGCGCCAAAAGGCGTGGCCTCAACATACCAAATACAAAAATTATCATTTAACGCCACATTTAAAAGATTATGGAAACTTGCGAGATAATGGAAAAAGTTAAGTCCCTTTATTTAGAGGGATTTACAAGAAAAAAGATAGCCAAAACGCTAGGAATAGACGACCAAAAAGTAGGGTATTTGCTTTATACTAAAATGAAGCTTCACGAGATTTACCCGCGCAAGTTAATGGACGAAAATATTTTACATATTTTAACGGACTATCAAATTAAACGAATTTTAACGCTGGCGACTTACGGATACAATTGCAAAGAAATAGCAGAGGACCAAAAACTAGAATTTCGAAAGGTTAGAAAGTTGCTGGACGTGGCAGAATCTAAAAAAATGATTGAGAAAAAGGTTTAAAATATTTGCATTATTTAATTTATTAATTAGTTTTACTAAACATTTAAACCAAACACTTATGAAAATTATTGGAAAAATTATTTACACTATTTTGGCATTGTCGCCAATCTTTGCGCTGGGATACCTACTCGGCCTTAAATTACTTTAACATTTTAAAAAAAAACCTATGAAAAATTTTACTTTAAACATTCCCGAGCGTATAACCAGAGCGGTTATATTGTCGCAATATTTTACAACTAGCAGCGGAGTTTATTATAAATTGCTAGACGAAAAGACCTATTTAAATGTCGTTTACTATGGCGACGATTTGTTAAGTTTTGGCTTGTATTTGTATCCAAAAATCGAAATGCATTCGACCGAGTTATTGCATGGATTAAGAATTGATAAAATAAAAGAAATAACAGACGACGAATTTTACTCGGCTTATTTTGAGGCAAGAAATCTAATAGAAAAACTTGCGGACCTATGAAATATAATAACGACTTTAAATTCGATTTAGAGTTTGGAGTTCAAGAGGGCGAAACTTGGTTTGACGAAATAGTTTCTAACCGAAAATTTGAGGTTAAAACAGACCGATTAAGCGCAAAAACTGGTAACATTTATATTGAGTACGAAAGCCGAGGCAAACCGTCTGGAATCAAAACAACGCAAGCCGATTACTGGGTTTATAAGGTTACCGAAACCAAGGCAATTGTTATTAAAACAGATGAATTAAAAGCAATTGTAAGGCAATTAATTATTGATAAAAAAGCAACTCCAAACATTCGAGGCGGTGACAATAATACCAGCGTTGGCGTTTTAGTTAAAATAAAGGATTTATTATGAAAAGTAAATACATTTTAAAAGTAGATGCTGGCGAATATCAAGCCAACTCATTATTTAAATTATTTATTGAGGTTATAATGCATAGATTTTGGCATTTAAAAACACACGGTAAATGGATGGATTGACAAAAAAAAGGAGCAGAAACCTTACCGAATATGAAAAAGAGGTAATCTTTGAAAGATGGCAAGACCGAACCCCAACCAAGGTAATTGCATTGGAATTTGGGGTTAGTTATATGTGCATTTATAATGAACTAAAAAGGCGTTACCTCGTTGGATAATTTAAAAAGTTTTATATTTGTGTATTGAAATGGAATATTTGAGAGGTCGCAGCCTTAAATATTTCATAGGTTTATAACCAACTGGCCCCGACGACTGCGACACGTTTGGGGCCTTTTTTATTTATTATGAACGGTAAAAAATCCTTTGTCCTTTATACCGACCAAAAAGAGGTATTTGACGAATTAACAGACGAAGACGCTGGAAAATTGATAAAGCATATTTTTGCCTATGTCAACGACGAAAACCCAGAGCAAAGCGATAAGCTTTTAAAGATTGCTTTTTTACCAATCAAGACGCAATTAAAAAGAGACTTGGTAGTTTGGGACGAAAAGAAACAACAACGCGCCGAGGCTGGACGTAAAGGAGGTCTAGCAAAAGCTAGCAATGCTAGCGAAGTTCTAGCAAACCCTAGCAACGCTAAGCAAAGCCTAGCAAACTTAGCTGGTAATGTAAATGGTAATGTAAATGGTAATGTTAATGTAAATGAAAATGTAAAAAAGCAAATAAGCGCGAGCGCTCTTTTTTCTTTGGACGATGTCCGTATTGATTTTGAAAAAGAAAAGCCTTTAAAACGTCCGTACTTTGACCGCATGAGCGAAGTACATAGCATCGACACCAAAACAATAAAAGGTTTTTTTAAAAAATGGGCAACATTAAAAGAAGGCGAATGTATGACAATTGCAAAAGCGGAAAACTCGTTTAATCTTTATTTGTCAAATAATTTAAAAAGCAATTTTAAACTCCCAGAAAAAAAAGAAACTTACAACGTTTTCGACGAAATTTACGACGACTTAATGAAAGAAAAAGAAAACCAAAAAAACCATGAAAGAGACAATAATTAAGCACCTAAAAAAAATGGAATTTGTTTGCGGTCTAAAACAATTTAAAGAATACAAAAAAGAAGACGCAACAGAATTAATAGAATGCCTAAACGACTTGTTTAAAAAATTTGGCTGGATGACAGACGAAAGAGTTGATTACATTTTGCACGCTGGACTTAGGGGCCAATACGGGGATTTTTACCACGTCAACGAAAAGACAGTAAACGGCTGGATTAATCAATATTACCAGCACCACCAAAGCCAAATCGTTATGGAGATACAAAACCAAAACAACAAAGACAAAGAGCCAAGCCCCGAGGAAATAGCCTATTGGCTTGAGGTTGGTAAAAACATTTTTCGAGAAAATTACCAGCAAGCCAAAGAAACTGGATATTGCAAAGACATTGCCGACTGGGGCGTTAACTGGTTTAACAAGTTCCAAGAAAAAGGAATTTTAAAACCTTGGCTTTACAACGTAGAGGAAATAGAAAAAGAAGTAAGAAAAGAATTAAGATTAACTAGGCATTGGGTTGAGGAATCAACAGTTGGCGCCAAGTCAAAGAATAAGATTTGGAAACTATTTATTTTGGAATCAATTAAAGAGAATAAAAATTTAGACAAACTAATTTAAACAAATAAAACAATGGAAAAAATTTTCGGCGGAAACGCAAAGATTATCGAAACTAAGTTTGGCCCAATTTGGAAGGTTAGCCAGAATCGCAGCGACTTAGAAAAGTTGTTAAAGTACATGAACGAAAACGATACCGAATGGGTAAACCTTGACATTAAGGAAAAGCCGCAAAAGGTTGAAGGCAAGCCAACGCATTATTTGGAACTTTACCAAAAAGAGGCGATACAAGTGGCAAACAAGCCAACAGAAAAGCGAATTATTGAAACCGATGGGTTACCTTTTTAAATGAAAAAAAAATACTTGTACGCAATCTTTGCGGCGTTGGTAGGGATTGCTTTACTTACGCTGCTCGAGGTGAATAACCTAGTCCTTTTTATGTTACTGCTATCATTTTGGACTTTGTCTTGTTCTTGGGTTTATAAAAAATGTAAATGATTGTTTTTAATTTAAATCACAAACCTCTAAGCGTAAACGAGGCGTGGCAAGGCAAGCGCTTTAAAACGCCAGCTTACAAATCTTACGAGGAATTTATTTTGCTAAGTATGCCCAAGGGAAAAATTGAAGCCATGCAAATGTTACGCGTTGAGTTTTTCTTTGGGTTTAGCAATAAGGCAAGCGATTTGGATAACCCCGTTAAATTGCTTTTGGATATTGCCCAGAAAAAATACGGGTTTAACGATAAAAACGTTTTTGAGTTGAACGTTCGCAAATGCATTGTAAAGAAGGGCGAAGAATTTATACAAATGGGAATTTTTAATTTATTGCCGTTTTAAACAAAATCTTTGTTTTTAATTGGATAATTATTTAAAACTTATATTTGTGGAAACGTTACAAAAATGAGTTTAGACGAAGGGCGACTAATTAGAAAAATCCGTAAAAATTTAAACATTACGCAGCTAGATTTGGCGCAACAGATTGGTTTAAGTCACCAACCGATTAACCAATTTGAGAATGGCTTTGAGTCTATTTCTGTTCACAATTTGCGGAAAATTTGTGACGCAATCGGGTTGGAACTTATAATTAGAGTTAAAAAAAATGGCTAGAGTTGCGCCAAAATTAAAGCTAGATTATTCGTTAGCAATAAGATACCGTTTAAGAGATGGAAGCTGGAGCGATTGGACTAACTACGGCCAAGGCATATTTGTAAACATAGAATTAGTCCAACGTCAGATTAGGTTATTTGCAACGGCTTATCATGGCCGAGAAAAAGAGGTTAGGTTTGAACATAACGGCAAGCTTTGCGACTTTTCTGGAAACGTTACCAATCAAGTAATTACGTTATTATAGTTTATAGGTTTATTTTGGGTTTTTGTTTGAATTAAGACCTTAGCCGAGTGGTTAAGGTTTTTTTCTACTTTTAAAAAAAAAGAATATGCAAATAAATGAATTAGGATTCTGGGAAACTACCGACGGGACTGGACACATTCACGACCGCAGCTTGGCCAATGCATTAACCCAATATCTATTGGATAATGAAATTAAAACGGTTGTCGACTTTGGTTGTGGAATGGGTGACTATGCAAGGGCCTTTAAGGCATCTAATTTGACCGTGGAGGCTTTCGACGGGAACCCGAATACGGAAACATTAACCGAGGGTATTGGACGCGTCCTAGACCTGTCTAAAGCGTTCTATTTAAAAAAAAAGTTTGACGCAGTATTGTCGCTGGAAGTTGGCGAACATATCCCAGAAGAATTTGAAGTTTTATTTTTAGACAACATTTGTAAACACGTCAAAAAAACGCTTATTATTTCTTGGGCGATTGAAGGCCAAGACGGTAATGGACACGTTAATTGCAAAAATAACGATTACATAATTGCAACAGTATGCGAGCGCGGGTTTAAATACAACGAGCAAGACACCAACCAATTAAGAAAAGCGGCAACAAATGCGTCGTGGTTTGGATACACTTTGATGGTTTTTAATAGGGTTTAAGGTTAGCTAGACTTTTTTTTACCTTTACTGAATAAACAGTTTATTTCATATGGGACAAAATGGAGGCGCAAGGCCAGGAGCGGGCAGAAAGCCAAAGGCCGACGAAATAAAAATAATTGAGCAAATGGACGCGATTGCCGTCCCTGAGGAAGCTTGGCAAGCGCTTTGGAGCCGATGCAAAGACGGCGATATTCAGGCCATTAAGACATGGCTAAATTATCGTTTCGGAATGCCTAAACAACAAATCGACGTAACTACACAAGGCGACAAAGTAACGCCACCGATTGAGTGGCTTAAATCCAAATAATGGAGGCAATAAAATTGTTGGATAAATACCAACCTCTTTTTTACGACGAACCCCAAACGCGCTATTATTTAGTAACTGGCGGCCGTGGCTCTGGAAAGTCGTGGACATTATCAATGTTTCTTTTAAACCTTACTTACGAAAGCGGCCACGTTATTTTGTTCACCCGTTGGACTTTAACGAGTGCGTTTATTTCAATTATTCCCGAATTCATAGACAAAATCGAGTTAATGAATAAAGAGAACGACTTTGAAATTACCCAGAGCGAAATAATTAACAAGGTTACAGGCTCAAAGATTTTATTTCGAGGCATTAAAACAAGCCAAGGGACCGCGACGGCTAACCTCAAATCAATCGCTGGCGTAACAACTTGGTTGTTAGACGAAGCCGAGGAACTGGTAGACGAAGACATTTTCGACCGAATTGACTTATCCGTTAGGGCCGTAGACACACCAAACCGCGTGTTGTTGGTAATGAACCCAGCGACCAAAGAACATTGGGTATATAAGCGATTTTTTGAGGATTACGGCGTTAATTCTGGATTTATAGGCATAAAAAACGATTGCACTTACATTCACACGACTTACCTAGACAATCAAGAAAACCTAAACCCAACGGTTATAAATCGGTTCAATGTTATGCGCGAGCGCAACCCGACCAAGTACAACCATATTGTTTTAGGTAACTGGATGGACAAAGCCGAGGGCGTAATATTTGAAAACTGGAAAATTGGCGATTTTGATACGTCTTTACCTTTTGGCTTTGGAATGGACTTTGGATTTAGCGTCGACCCAACGACGTTAATTAAAGTTGCGGTAGACGAAGACAACGGAATAATTTATTGCGAGGAATGTTTTGCCGAGGTTGGTTTAACAACGGCCGACATTGCAAAAAGAATTGGTAAACATTGCCAGCCTAACGACATGATTGTTGCCGATAGCGCCGAACCGCGTTTGATTAATGAGGTTTACAACTTAGGTTTTAATATTACGCCATGCAAAAAAGGGCCTGACTCGGTACGCTATGGGATTATAAAAATGCAAGACTACCAAATTGTGGTAACCGCTGAAAGTAAGACAATTATAAAAGAGTTAAACAATTATATTTGGAGTGACAAGCGCAGCGATACCCCGCGGGACGACTATAACCACACAATCGACGCAATTCGCTACGCCTTTGACAAGCTTAAAGCCAACGATTTTTGGCACGTTTAGAATATAAAATCAATTTTTTATATTAATCCCCTATTTTTACAAAAAAACAATTACGGAATGAATTATATAGACCGCCTTAAATCCCTAGTTGGACTTAGCAAGAAGGACACCACATATTTAAACGCCGTTTTCCCGTACTTGGGTAACAACGTAATTTGGACCGCACCGACAACGCAAAATTTTATAGAAAAAGGTCTTTACCTTAACTCAGACCTTTACTCAATTATTAACCTAATAATTAACAAGCTTGCCTCGGCGCCTTTAATAACCTACGAAATTAAGGACCAGAAAGCGTTTAAATATTACAAGTCCATGAGCGGCGGAACTGCTAATTCTGGCGCCAAATGGTCCGCGGAAAAGCTACGGACTAAGGCAATGGAGGAAGTAAGTATCCCAGAATTTGACAAACTTTTAAAGAAGCCAAACGAGTTCCAGACTTGGGATATGTGGTTAAAAGAAGTAGCCGCCTTTCGTTTGATTACTGGTAACGCTTATATGTATGGCGCCCGTCGTGGTGGTCAAGAAAATGCGCCAATTATTGCGCTTTATTCTATGCCGTCTCAGTTTATGGAAATTATTTCGGGCGGTCTAAATCAGCCAATTAAAGAATACCGACTAACGTACAACGGATACGACCGAATTAATGCCAATGACGTTGGACATATAAAAAATATAAATCTAAGCTACACGGCTGGAACGGCTAACCATCTTTACGGGGCCTCACCTTTGCGGTCCGCAGTTCGTGACCTCACGACATCTAACGACGGTAAACAAGCGCTTTTGTCTATGCTGCAAAACATGGGCGCGCGTGGGATACTAACGGGAGACGGTAGCGTTAACATTACCCGCGAGCAAGCGCAAGGATTAAAAGAGGATTACGCATCAAACTACCAAGGCGCAAACAGAGCGGGCGACGTAATTATTACCCCCGCCAAACTGTCTTGGGTTCAAATGGGTATGAACGCGGTTGATATGTCTATAATTGACACCCAAAAAGTAATTTTACGTTCTCTTTGCCGAGTTTACGGCGTCGATGCAAAGCTACTTGGCGACACCGAGGCAAGTACATTTAACAACACCGAGACCGCTTATAAGGCCCTAATTAATAACGTTGTAAGACCGTTGCACGTCGAAATAAGAGACGTGTTAAACAACTGGCTTTTGCCTAGCTATGGCAAGAGTAATTATTTTGTCGATTTTGATTACATGGCTTACCCAGAAATGCAAGACGACATGGATAAGTTGGTGCAACAACTTTCGGCGGCTTACTGGTTAACACCTAACGAGAAACGCGCGGCAATGAATTACGGCGAGTACGAAAATGACTTAATGAATAAACCATTTATTCCGCAAGGCTTAATGTCTTTGGATGAATTTGGAGCGCAACCAGTTGACAACGTAGACAACATGGGAGACTATGCCGAAACCAACGCCTAAAGAAATTGCCTTAGCTAATCAATTAGACGCATTACAAAGACGTTACGAAAGGCGATACGAAAAGCAAATTTACGCGGCTTTAAAAAAACAATTGCAACCGTACTTGGATGCAGTTGAACAAGCGCCAGCTAATATAAATCAATTCGACCTAATTAGTCCCGCGCCATTAGCTGACGTTTTAGAAAGCCTTTACGTTACCGCTGGCGTTGCGTATGCCGAGGCAATGTATAACGCAATACAACCGCCAAAAAAAGCCACAAAAGAACAGTTACGCGCTGGCTGGCGTGACTTTATGCGCCGTTTTGCCGTGACCAATTTAAGTGGGGTATTAATTGACATAAATAAAACCTCTAAAGATATTATTGAGCGAATTGTAAGTAGTGGTTTAAGAGACGGCAAAGGAATTCCAGATATTGCAAGAAGTATTGAGCAAAGCGTTGCGGGTATATTTACTAACCGCGCCAAATTAATTGCGCGTACTGAAATGGTTAAGGCGACAAACACGGCCGCAATGGAATCGTCTAAAACCTCGGATTTTATGTACGAAAAAAAATGGATTCCAGCCACGGATAATAGAACGCGCGAGGACCATTTAACAATGATTAATAAACCTTATATTCCATTTGACCAACCCTTTATTGTTGGCGGTTATGAAATGGATAGGCCAGGAGATGGAACAACCGCGCCAGCCTCACAAATTTGCAATTGCCGTTGTAAGGTTGTGTTTCGAATTATGCGAGACGCCAACGGCTTACCTATGCGAAAACTAGGCTCCCAATCTGGCGCTTATACTGTAACTAATGGAACAAGACAAGTTCCCGTTGTGCAACCAGCTGATAATTTAATTGCAAATAATTTAAAGGATGCTGAAAAAATATCAGCTGATATTATTAACAAAAACACGGTTTTAAAAGTTACTCGTACATTTGTAAGCGATGAAATGAGTTTGGAGAAGTTAAATCGCTATAATCAACAATTAAATAAATTAACAAAAGAGTACAACTTATCCCCTCATTTAGACGATAAAAGCCAAATTGCTTTACTTTATCAGTCAACTAAAAAGAGTTATGGATTTGTGGAATCATATCCAAATAGAATTACAAAAATAAATTTTGGGCATTCAACCGCAACTGAGGCCAGAGTAGCTCAAAGAGTTGATACAAGTGGATTTTATACCAAATTCGCAAGTAAATCTAAAGCTGATTTATCTAATGTTGATTTAGCAACTTTAACCCATGAATTTGCCCATGTAATTTCAATAAAAAATGATTATGCTATTTACCAATTTCCCCAAATGAAATCTTTTTGGGATGAAATGGCAAAATTAAAACGTAGATACAGAAAAGAGGTTAAAGAATTAACTTTAGATAAAAATTATGCTGAATTGAATAATGTTTATTTAGGAAATTATGCAGATGAAAACATAAATGAGTTTATGGCTGAAGGATTTGCGGAGTATAAGTTATCCTCTAATCCAACTAAATATGCCGTACAAATTGGCCAATTAATTGATAAATACTTTAAGAAATAAAAATGGAAGCGGTAAATCTAGTTTGTTATAGGTGCAAAAACTATAGAAGGTTTAAAGGTGGTTGTTTGGCTTTTCCAAAACAAATACCAGACGTAATTATAAGCGGAGAAAACGAGCATTCTCAACCATTAAAAGGGCAAAAAAATAAAATCGTTTTTGAGCAAATGGTTGAAAGCGATTTGGACCAAATAAATAGCTTTGATTGATTGCCAAGGTAATTAATTTGGATTCGCGCCGCGATAAATGGCGCGCGTGTGAAATTGAATTAGGCCCGCATTTTAAACTTGAGCGAGTGCCAGCAATTAAAAACGAATGGGGTTGGCTTGGATTGTGGCAAACATTTAAACAGATATTTACGCAAGCTGACGGCGACGTTTTAATTTTTGAAGACGACGCAACTTACCGAGGTTGGGCGACAAATTTAGAAAACGCAATAAAGGATTTACCAGAGGGTTGGGAAATGTTAATGCTGGGAGCCAACATAAAAGACCAAAGGCTAGACAGAATAAACAAGACGTTGGCCCGTACTTACGGCGCTTGGACAACTCACGCAATTTACTACTCGCATAGCCTATGCAAAGAGATGGCAACCTTGGATTTAACCTTGCCAATTGACGAATATTTTAGGACAATTGTACATCCACGCGGCAACAGTTACGTTGTTTACCCGTTCCTAAGTTACCAGCGCCCAAGCGATTCCGATATTGAAGGCGGGTTTAAAGATTATACCAGCCTATTACAAGAATCAGAAAACAGAGTGCGCGATTTTGTGAACCAATAATTTATTGGTTTGCTTTATTTATTTAGACTTTTATTTTTACAAAAAAGAAACTCATGATTTACAAGAATATAAGCGAGGGAATTATTGAGGACGTGGACGACGTTAAAGGCATCGTAACGGGTTATTTTTCCGCGTTCAATAACATAGACTCAGACGGCGACGTTATCGTTTCTGGGGCCTATAAAAAGACCGTAGGCGAAAACGGGCCAATGGGACGAAATAGAATAATGCACTTATTGCAGCATAACCCTTTAATGCCGTTGGCTAAACCTATGGAGTTAAGCGAGGACGCTAAGGGCTTGCGTTTTGTTTCTAAGATTACAGAAACTAGCTACGGCAAAGACGTAATAAAGCTTTACTCTGAGGGCGTATTTAACGAGCATTCCGTAGGCTTTGAAATTGTAAAGAGCGACAATAAAGCTGGTTACCGAGAGATTAGAGAAATTAAACTTTGGGAAGGGTCAACTGTTACATGGGGAGCCAATCCAAACACCCCGATAGAATCAATGAAAACTTGGGATAAGCCAAAAAGCGAGGAAATGATTGCAAAGTTTTGCGGCATTCTTAGAAATGGCAATCTTACCGACGACTCAATGATTACTTTAGAAATCGGATTAAAGCAAATTCAAGAACATTTAAAGGCATTGGATATTAAATCAGTTTTGGCCGTGGAATCCGAGGCAACTCAATTCGTTATCGAACAAGACCCGACTTTAGCAATGGCTTTGGAGTTCGAATATATACCTAAACTTAAAAAATTTATTTAACACACACATGGAAGCAATAACAAAACAATTAGATTCTGTTTTAGCGAAATTGGAAGGCAACGAGGCGTTGATTTCCGACGTTAAAGCAATGAAAGAAGCTGGCGAAGAATTCAGAAAAAACCTTAGTGCTGAAACCGCAAAGCTTAACGAAAAGGCAACCGCGCTACAAAGCCAGTTGGACCAAGTAGACGCAAGAACGCAAGCGGGTTTCGCAAGCGCTCAAAAAGGTTATTCTTTTTCTAGCGAACTAGAGAAGGCATTTAACTCTGACGCATTCGGAAACTACAAAAGCGGAAACGCTAACAAAGTAAAGTTGGACCTTGAATTAAAAGGTTCTGACATGACAGTTGGAAACGCTTATACTGGCGAAGTTATCCCAGCGGACAGAGTTCCAGATTTGAAGTTTGTTCCTAACCGTAAGGTTAACGTTCGTCAGTTGTTGCCAGTTGGTCAAACCTCTAGCAACCTAATTCGTTTCGTACGCGAATCAGCATACGACAACGCAGCTGCACCAACCGCGCAAGGTTCTGCAAAGCCTCAGTCCGATTTCGATTTGACCGCGGTAGACCGTTCAATCCGTACAATCCCTACTTTTATGAGATTGACAAAAGAAATGTTGGACGATACTCCAGGCCTTATCGCTTACCTTTCTAGCCGTGCGCCTAGCAAACTTTTGAACATTGAAGATACTCAAATCCTTTACGGGTCTGGTTCTGGTCAAAACTTGCACGGTTTCGCAACTGACGGGTCTGCTTATACCAACGTTCCTTTTGGAACTTTGATTAACAGATTTGACGTGTTGGCGGCCGCAGTAGTTCAAACTACTAAGAACGAGTATAGCCCTAACGCAATCATGGTTAACCCGTCTGACTATTTGAAACTAGTTTCTACGAAAGAAACTGCTGGCGCTTACATTTTGCCAAGCTACGTTTCAATGACTGGCGGACAAATGTTCATTATGGGTGTTCCAGTTTACGCAATTAACGGCGTTGTTGCTGGCGATTTCTTTGTTGGAGATTTGGCGCTTGGTTCTCAGTTGTTTGTACGTCAAGGCATTACGCTTGAGTTCTTTGAGCAAGACGCCGACAACGTTACTAAAAACTTTGTAACCGTTAGAGTTGAGGAAAGAATCGCGCTTGCGGTTTACACTTCTCAATCAATCGTTTTCGGAAGCTTTGCCGCGGCTTTGGCCTCTGGCTCTGGTAACTAATTTCATAGGTTAGTTTTATTTGAAAATTCCCGCACAATAGTTGTGCGGGTTTTTTTATTTATCTAAAAATCAATAGGTTTACAAAAACCAAATCAAAACATTTATGAATGTAGTCTTTTTTGTTCATGCGTGGGCGGGAACGCATAACTCGGGCGCCGAGTGGACCGTTCAGCATTACGCAAAGTTTTTGCATCAAAAGGGATGCAACATCGAAGTTATTTTACCAGAAAATCAAATTTACCCAGACGGCGAAAAGTTTGAGTTTTTAAATTTTATTACTGGTTATTATTCTAACGAATTTTTTTTAGCCTTACAAAATGCCGACGTAATATTTACTCATTTGGACAGTACTGGCGTCGCAATTAATTGGGCAAGAAACTTTAAAAAGCAATTGATTTTTTTAAGCCATAACGACCACGATTACAGAAACGTTAGATTTAAGGCTAATAACATTCACGTTGTTTATAACAACAAAGCAAACCAAAAGAACGTAGGCAACGGGCCTTACCCTAACGCGTCAGTTGTTTGCAAACCGCCAATCTTTGCGGACGACGTAAAGTATAATCGTAAGCACGGCCAAAACGTAACGTTAATTAATTGCAACGAAAATAAGGGCGGCCATATTCTTGTTGAACTTGCAAGGCGATTGCCTAAAATTAAATTCTTGGGCGTGCTAGGTAGCTACGGCGAGCAAATCATTGACGACACTTATAAAAATTTAAAGTACGTTCCACAAACGCCAGACGTTCATTTGATTTATGGGAAAACAAATATTGTTTTAATGCCAAGCGATTACGAAAGCTATGGCCGAGTTGCTTTAGAGGCTGCTATTAATAGACTGCCAGTTATATGCACGCCGACAGACGGATTAAAAGAATGTCTCGGGGCCGCTGGTCTTTACTTTGACCGTAAAGACATCGACGGAATGGCAAAAAAAATTGAGGAATTAATGACCGACGAAATTTTGTACGATTTCCACCAAAACATTATGCGCAACCTTGCCGAGGAACGGCTAAAATACCAAGAAGAAGAATTGGAAAGGTTTTATACCTTTATTGTTGACAAAGCAAAAAAAATATACAATGAGTGATTTACTATATACACCTACTAACGGCTCATTTACGGGTTATTCAATCCAATTTGCCGACGTTGCGCCAGTTACCGAGCCAGTTACATTGGCCGAGGCAAAAGAATACGCCAGAATTGATGGCAGCGCCGAGGACACTTTAATAACTAGCCTTATAAAAATGGCTCGTATACATTGCGAAGCCTATATGGGAAAGGCAATTATTCGCAAGACTGTTACAATAGAATCGTTTTCGTTCCCTTACCAATGGCAAATCCCTTACGGGCCTTTGGTTGCAGCTAACGACGTCACTAAGGTTGTAACCGTTGACCAAAATAATGTTGAAACGGCTTTAAATTACCAACTAAATATTGGAGTTTTTCCAAAGATTAACATTATAAGCGGCTCCCAATCTTACAAATTTAGAATGGTTTATATTGCTGGATTTACAACCGTTCCCGAGGACATTAAACTAGCTATTAAGATGCTGGTTAATACGCTTTACGAACGCCGCGAAGACTTTAGCGACTTACAGGCTATTGAATCGCCTTTAGGCGTTAAAGCGTTGTTAATGCAGTATAAAACTTATAATTGGTTTGGCGCGTGAGGACTAACAAGGAAATTAAAGCGGGCGATTTGCGAGAACGCATTTCGTTTAATAATTCTAATTTAAGTGCGGACGGTTACGGCGGTTTTTATTCGGCCTCTGGCTTGGCTTATACTTGTTGGGCAAAGGTTACCAATTTAAGCGGTGCGCGTTTAAATAGCGAGGACCAAATGGTTATTAAAAACCAATGGGAAATTATTATTCGCGACAATCCTTTGGTTACAATTACAAAGTCTATGTTTATAACGTACGCGGGCCAGACCTTAATTATTGATTCAGTAATTGACGCGCTTGAATACGACCGAATGATTAAAATTATTGCAATTCAACGTAAATAAAAATGCTAAGTATTGAGTTTAATAAGCAAAGTTTAAACACGTTTTATAAGTACCTAAAAGACTTAGAGGGAAACGTTGCCGACTATGTGCGTGCAGAAATTGAGGATTCAATACTAGCAATTGAAAGCGAAGCAGCTAGCGAGGTTCGCGTTGATACTGGCGCCTTAAAAAATAGCATTCAATCAACACCCATTAAGGCAAGCAAAAACGAAATAACTGGAGGCGTTGAGGTTGGCGCCGAATATGCGCCTTACGTTGAATTTGGAACTGGAACAAAAGTTAAAGTGCCAAGCGAATTAACCGCGTTTGCGGCTCAATACAAAGGCGACGGAATTAAAGAAGTAAACTTGCCAGCGCGCCCTTTCTTTTATCCAGCGGTCTGGAAACAACGCCAAGAATTGCCTAAAAATATCGAGCGCACGTTAAAAAAACTATTTGAAAAATGAGAAATATTAAACCATTTGTCCGCAAAGCTTATTGGACCGCGCTTAATAATACAATTACTTATAAAGGTGCTTTGGTCCCTTGTTACGATACGTTTGCGCCAGATAGCGCGGTTTTTCCTTTTATTTTAATTGGAAACCAGACGCAAACGGACGACAAAGACAACCAAGAATATAATTACATTACAACAATCGTTTTGGACGTTGTAACGGCTGCAATTGCGCCCTATGGCAGACTAGACGCCGATAGCATAGCCGACGCTATTTTACAAATCGTTTGCCTTTACCCAGAAAATTATTTGGCTTTACAGGTTGGAAAAATTGTAACCGCTAAACTTTTGCAACAAACCAGCCTTTCAAATATTACCGACACAAATATTGTTCATAGGGAAATATTAACAATTGAAAATTGGATAGATGGCCAAGCTTAACGGGTCAACGCTTTTTGTTTTAGTTGGCGAGCAAAGGATTGCCAAATCTAAAGCTTACGAGTTAAGCGTTGAAATGGAGAAATTGGATTCCGTTTCAAATACTAACGGAATGTTTACGGACCATATTAGTAAAATTGGGTCTTGGTCTTTGTCAACTGACGCGCTGACTATTTACGACGGCTATTCTTACGGCGACCTTTATAACTTGTTAATAACTAAACAACGCGTCTGGCTATCGGTTGGCTCTGAGACAAATACTATTTTTATAGGTTTGGCAATGGTCGAATCGTTGACGCAATCAGCGGAAATGGAAAACGTTGCAAGTTTTTCGGTAAATTTTAAAGGTGTAAACGAATTATACCAAGCCGACTTGCCAGCGGAACGATTTATTATCGACGAATTATTTGAAATAATTATCGACCAAGATTCCAACTTTCTAGTCTACACATAATGTCCGACCTTATCAAATGCAAGCCGCAACGATGCAAATTAAAAGCTTTGTGTTTACGCTTTACAACGCCGCCAAATGATTTGCAATATTATTTTAGCAAAGAGCCAAGCGACCCAAGCGGGACCAAATGCGAAATGATAATGCTTAAAAAATAATTTATACGTTTGCATTTATTATAAGACCTTTTATTTTTAAAAAAAAAACGAATTAAACTCTTAAAAATATGGCTACAGCTGGAAAATTTAACGGCACTTTGCTAAACGTTTACGTTGCCAACGTTATGGTTGGTTGCGCTACGTCCTCGGAATTATCTGTAAACGTTGACCTTGCCGACGCAACTTGTAAGGACGATGGAGGTTGGGCCGACCATATTGCGGGTCTTCGCGACTGGTCTGTTTCAACTGACGGTTTAGTGCAATTTGACGACGTAAACAACGTCGGCGACCTTTACACACTATTGAGCGGCCGAACCGTTGTGGCTCTAAAGTTTACGACCAACATTACTGGCGACCTAGTGTTTTACGGTAACGCATCCGTTGCCTCAATCAGCGTTTCAGCTGAAATGGAATCCGCGGTTACTTATTCCGTTGAATTTACTGGAAAAGGTCCATTGCTTAAGGCTACCGTAGTACCAGCATCAACTTAATTTTTGCTAACTTGCCCGTATGAATTATACTGGGAGAACAACTGTTAAAATAAATGGTAGCGCCTATCCTTTAAAATTTGGGATGGGCGCGTTAATCCATTTTAGCGAAACGCAAGGGTACGACGTTCAATTAACAATTGAGCAACTTACAACCACAGGAGTAAATCAAATTAAATCGATTGCAAAATTTATTTATTCGGCTCTTTATGTGGAGGCGATATTTAAAGACAAGGAATTAGATTTAACTTTTGACGATATTTTGGACTGGGTCGATATGACTAACCCAGAGGAACTCGGAAAAATAATGCAAACAATTATGTTTGGATTGTCGGCAATTACTCAGGTTGAAATGCCAGGGCAAGAAGTATCAAAAAAAAAATAACTTTTAACGATATTTGGCATTATGCCATTGGGGAGTTGGGCCTTTTGCCCGACTCTTTTTATTTTATGTCGTTCGCCGAATATCAATCAATTGCATACGGTCACCAAATGCGAGAATCAAAACAAGAGAATTTGTTTAGGACTCTTTGGGTGCAGCTTAACAACGTAAACGTTACAAAGAAAAGCGACCTAATCCGTAAGCCAGAGAAATTCTGGAAAATTCCGTTATTAGATGCCAAACCAGTTAAGATACCAACGCAAGCGGAAAAGGAAAAGGCATACGAAATTGGGTTAACGTGGCAAAACCTTAAATTTGAAACAGAAGCCATTTTTGACACGATAACCAATAAACTACAATGAGCGCAAAATTAAACGTTGACATAGTAGCGCAACTCAAAGATTTTAATAAGGCAATGACCGAGTTAAAATCGGAGGTTGACGGAATAAGCAAAAGCGTTACTAAATCAAACGACGAATCGATTAGTTCGACTAAAAAAATGTCGGGCGCTTTTTCGGACGTTGGCAAAACTTTAGCCAGCGTTTTTGCCGTTGACCAACTCATAAATTTTGGTAAACAGATTCTTGCAACTACCGTTGAATTTCAAAAAATGGAGGCGGTTTTAACGACCGCTTTAGGTAGTAACTCGGCGGCCAAGGCTGCAATGGACCAGATTGTTAATTTTGCAAGTTCCACACCGTTCCAAGTCAACGAGTTAACGGACGCATTTGTTAAGTTATCTAACAGAGGTTTTGTTCCTACAATGGAGCAAATGCGCCAAATGGGCGACGTTGCAAGTTCGGTTGGTAAATCATTTGACCAATTAACCGAGGCAATTTTGGACGCGCAAACTGGCGAATTTGAGCGTTTAAAAGAATTCGGTATAAAAGCATCGGCCCAAGGCGACGTCGTGCAATTTACTTTTAAAGGTATTACAACCGAGGTTGCAAAATCGGACAAAGCAATACAAGAATATTTATTAAGCCTTGGCGATTTAGAAGGCGTCTCGGGGTCAATGGAGGCTATTTCTAAGACCACAGGAGGCGTAATTTCTAACTTAGAGGATAACATTACCCAGCTATTTAAAAACATTGGCGATTCGTCTAGCGGCTTTATAAACTGGTTTATTAAAGACATTAATAATGTAATATCCTCGCTTAGAAATTTAGGGGAAATTATTGAGTTAATGAATCCTTTTGAGACAATCGCCGAATCCTCGGACAATGCGAGGGAATACCTTTTGCGGGTTAACGATTCAACGGACGATTTAACAAGAACGGTTAAAGACGTTGCCAGCGAGTTTGATAATTTAAGTATGTCAACTGTTCTGGCTGGTGAATCCCAAACCAAATTCTTGCACGAAATGATAAAATTGGGTCACACAGTTGAGGATTCAAAAGCATTATTTCAAACCTATGTAAAGCTAAGAAAAGAGCAATTTAATTCCGAGCAATTACTTGCGGGAGCAACCGCACAAACAACCGCGGAAACAAAGACCAATACCGCAGAGGTGGAAAAGCAAGCGGCCGCAAGACAAAAGGCGCACGAACAAAGAGTAAAACAACTTAGAAAAGAGGCCGAGGAATTTTTAAAGACACAAAACGCAACACTTGGCAAAGTAGGGCAAAGAGACGCATTTAGCGGGCAACAAACAGACGTTACCAAACAAATGAGTCCAGAGCGTTTGCAAATGGTCCAAAGCGCGTCGGCTAGTATTTTGGCAATGAATAAACAAATTGCTTTAACAATGCCAGGCATTATAATTCCAGAGGATGCAATTTTGCGTTTAAACATGGCAGCCGAGGCCCAAAAACAAATGGCTTACGAATCTCAATTAGTTGCGCAAAACATGGGAGCCGCTTTATTAGTTGGGGATATGTTTGGCCAAGCTTTAGGCCAACTTGCCGAGACTGGTAAAATAAGTTTTCAAGGTATTTTTGACGCTTTAAAACAAATGGTTTTAAAGTTTGCGGCAGCAATTGCGGCGGCGATAACTTTAAACATTTTAACTGGCGGCGCGGTCATGTCGGCTGGTAAAGCTGCTGGCGCCAAAAGTGGTTTTGGTGCTTTGTTAAAGGGAGGTGCTGCTAAAGGAATCGGGGGTTTAACGCCGTTTGCTAACGGTGGTATTGTTAGCGGCCCAACGTCGGCGCTAGTTGGGGAATACACGGGCGCCAGAACAAACCCAGAGGTTATTGCGCCTTTGTCTAAATTGCAAAATATGATGGGCGGAAATGTTACCTTTACGATTAGCGGCGACAGTCTAGTTGGAACGCTAAACCGAGCAAATAAAACACGGGCAAGAAAATTCTAAAAAATGGCATACGGTCTTAAATACACGATACTTTTTAAAGATATTGACAACTATTCGAACGTCGTAGAAATATACCAAGACGGCTTTGTTGGCACGTCAACGGAATTAATTGCAACCGAGGCGCCAGCGACCCACAAATACGAGCGCGAAGACAACGAAGACATTACGTCCTCGATTATGTCGGCAACGCTTACCATTTCGTTTTATTCGACAGACGTTACGGATTTTAGAAATTTCTTTAGCTACTCGGACCGCGAGTTTTTAGTTGTACATAAATTTGAGGGTAATGTTGTCTTTAAAGGCTATTTACTAAACGACATAACTGGCGAGCCGTTCCAAGACCCGCCTTACCCCGTTGTTATTACTGCGACCGACGGATTGGCGCAATTAAAAGAAATTACTTTAACGGGTCCAACGTATGACATTGATTTAGGAGAGTTAATTTTTGAACAGTTAAAGTCGTTAGACCTCGAGTTAGATTATGAGGTTTGTAATGACCTTTACGAGGGTCTAGTAATGGATAATACGTTATCTATTTTTGCGCAAGGCGAAAACGAAAATTTAAAAATTCAAGAGCTTACGTTTGACGAATTACAATTAAACGCTTTTGATTTCTTGCTAGAAATTTGCAAGTCTTTTGGATGGGTTTTATTTCAGAGAGACGGCCGTTGGGTTATTCAGCGCGCAATAGCTAGAAATATAAACACAACAAAAATTTTTATTCATGATTGGAATTATTTTGGAGTAAAGGCAAGTTTTGTTAATAACCCCGCCACGGAAATTGCTGATTGGACAAACGCAACCGTAACTAATGGTTATAAAACAATTGCGCACGGAAATGGAATTTTTGTTGCAAGTTTTTCAGCATTTCGGGCGTATTCTTATGACGGAATTAACTGGACTGAATCAATACCAGGGAGTTGGCAAGTAGACGCATTAGCTTTTGGAAATAATGTCTTTGTCGGGCTTGGATATGCAGACGTAAGCGGCACATTAACCGCATTTGCCTATAGTTCAACAAATGGAATAAACTGGACTAGTCGAACGCCAGCGGCGGCCTTGTGGTGGCAATCCGTAACTTACGGGAATGGATTATTTGTTGCAGTTTCAAGAACTGGGACGGGTAACCGTGTAATGACCTCACCAAATGGAATTAATTGGACAAGTAGGTCGACGCCAATGAACGCCGATTTTACTAGCGTAGCTTACGGAAACGGAATTTTTGTTGCGGTTAGTACTGGCGGCGCTGGCGTTACTGGGGGAAATGTCATGACCTCACCCGACGGAATTACTTGGACTCAAAGAAATTTAACTTGGAACGCAATAACCGTATTTTTTGGGGACGGTAAATTTACTACTGGTTATCGTTATTCAACTGACGGAATTACTTGGAATACTGCAAATTTAAATTTTAACGCTACTGGAATAACTTACGGAAACGGCTACTTTGTTGGATTAGTTGAAAGTGGCGCTAATCGCATTTATTATTCAACTGACGCAATTACTTGGACCGCTACGGCCTCACCTAGTCAAAATACTTATAGAGCCATAACGTTTGGAGAAAACACATTTGTAGGCGTTGCAGATACTGGCCCTAATAAAATCATGTTTAACGTTTTTGAGGATTATTTAAGCGAAGAAGTTGGAGACCAAGACAACGAGGACACGACTTGGATACCAGTAGGAGGCGACCAGCTTTTACAATACCAAAGACCAATTAAAAAACTTACTTTAACACAAGGAGACTTAGGCCAATCAATTATAACAAACGGCGAAAACTTAAACGAGGATTCTTGGTTTTTGGAAGGGCCTTATAAACTTTACGATTGGACCATTACGCCAGACCCCGACACGCCAATAATTCAAATTTTCCCTAATAATATCCCATCTCAAACAACTTTTGATGACAACGAAGGCGTTAGCTGGGACATTCGATTTATGCCTAACGGCGACGATACCGACCAGCCAATTACATCAAAACCAGTTTTCTTGGACTTTGCTGGATTGAGTTTGGATTTAGAAATAGATATTAATTATGCAACCGCGGCAAGCGCTTTGGCTATTGCAATTAAACACGTTGATTCTGGAGGCGTTGACCGCTATTTAGGAACGGCAATCGTTGGGAGCATAAACCTATTGGCATGGTCCGAGACTTATAACACTTTTGTTTTTTATTCAACAAAGGACGACGACACGCGGAAATTTAAACTTTCGTCTTTTGTATTGCCGACCGCTGGGTTTTTGTCAATAGAATTAAAATATTTTGGTTTAACTGGCAGCGCGGTAGTTACGGCGGCAAAGATAATTCCAACGTTTGAAGGGAAACGAAACCCAAGTAGCGTTGCAAAGGTTTACGAGACGGCGCGCGCTTATACTAGTATCCGAAAGGACGATTTAGTTTTTAGCGACTTAGTAATTACGGCGTCTAAAAACTGGCTAAGAATTGGCGAATTGCCAGCAATTGTCTTTGTTGAGAAATCCCTAGCGGCTACTCCTAATATTATTCAAGTTCCTAGCGGCGCGGTTACTCAAGTAAACCGATTAACGGATACACTTGGCGCCAATACGCTAAGTTTTAGCGGCGGCGTTGTAAATGGTCAATACCAACGGCAATTTGTTGCCGCGGCTGGATTTACTATTGATTCGACCTTTGTTTTGGTAAATAGTTTGTCTGGAATAATACCAACGGGGGCGGCGGTTTCGCCAATTGTTACGACAATTTCTAGCACGCAAAGAAATCTAACCGTTACGTTTACGAATTACGATTATACAGGCGAGGCAAACGTACAAATTCAAGTCTTTTTAAAGGACTCAAATAATAACAATTACCAGACCTCAACGTTTCTTTTGCAAGTAAATGCCAACGGCTCAATTACCTACTCGCAAACCAATATAACGTTTGAAAACCAAGCCCTTTTGGGTGGCTATTCCCCTACTTTGCGCGATTGTTACGCTCGTAATGTGTTGACACTTTACAACGCTTTAAGCTATCGTTTAGAGGGTTCGTTTAGACGCAAGGGCGCCACAATGGGAAACGCTTATTTACCCGTTTCGCTTAATTACTCTGGTTATACAACCGTGCGAATGCAAGTAATTGGCTGGGAGTATGATTTTGCCACACGCGTGGCGCGCATTACCTTTGGCCAAGTACCGACCGCATACGTTTACCCAATTTCCTAAAGATGGCAAATAGACGATATATAGATTTCCCAATTGCGTCAACCTCTGGCGATACCGATATTATCCTAATTTGGCAAAGCGGCGCAAATAAACAGACGACAAAGGCCACGTTTTTAAGCGGCTTACCTGAGAATTTAGACGAACTAAACGACGTCGCAATTAGCGGTTTAACGAACGGGCAAATTTTGCGTTATGACTCGGTAACGGGCAAATGGGAAAACACCGACCAAGGCAACTTGGACCTAAACGACTTAAACGACGTTCAGATTGTTTCCCCAAGCAATGGCCAAGTTTTAGTTTACAATTCGTCCACGTCTAAATGGGAAAACTCGAGCGGCGGTTATGTTCCTTACACGGGCGCGGTAACTACCGTTAATTTAGGAGCGCAAACAATCCAAGCGGGGTCTTTTGTAAAGGCTGGCGGTACATCGGCGCAATTCTTAAAGGCTAATGGGTCCGTTGATTCTAACGTTTATGGGACTGGTACCGTAACCTCGGTGGCGTTAACTATGCCGTCGGCGTTTAGCGTTGCTAATAGTCCAATAACAACGGCGGGAACGCTTGCCGTTACTGGCGCTGGAACTGTTGGACAATACATTCGAGGCGACGGCTCTTTGGCGGATTTCCCAGAGTCTAGCGGTGGCGGTTCATCTGTTAGCTACTATTTAAACGGCTCGGTTAACCAAGGGACAATCGGCGGAGTTGCTTATAAAGAATTAAACAAAGTTCCTATTTTGGGAGCGGGTACTGATTTTACAATTAATGCAAACGGCTACATTGCCTCGTTTATTACGGACGCTGGCGACCCAAATTTATTAGAGATTCCAGCGGGAAACTGGAACTTTGAGACCTATTTTAGCGCCTCAAGTGGCGGCGGCTCACCTACTTTTTATGTTGAATTATACAAAGTAAATTCGGGCGGAACGGCTACCTTAATCGCATCAAATAGCACGTTTCCAGAGTTAATCGCGTTTGGAACTAATGTTATTTCTTATTTCTCTACGCTTGCCGTACCGACTACGGCGCTGGCTTTAACGGATAGGCTTGCGATTCGATATTACGTTAATCATTCGGGACGTACAATTACTTTGCATACTGAGGACAACCATTTATGCCAGATAATTACAACTTTCACAACTGGTTTAACGGCGCTTAATGGCTTAACGGCTCAAGTCCAAAACTTTGCGGTTGGGACATCTGGAACGGACTTTGCAATTGCAAGCGCAACGGCAACGCATACATTTAATTTACCGACTGCAAGCGCGACAAATCGAGGCGCTTTGAGTTCGGCGGATTGGACAACTTTTAACGGCAAGCAAAACGCTTTGACTAACCCAGTCACGGGAACGGGAGCCAGCGGACAAGTTGCGTATTTTACTGGAACGACTGCAATTAGCAGCGAGTCTAATCTGTTTTGGGATGCTACAAACGATAGGCTTGGAATTAACACAAATAACCCTCAATTTAAAATAGATATTTTAAACGGAGATATTCGTTTAAATATGAGCAGCGGTAATTTTGGAATTATTTTCGAAGGGGATTCTGGTTTATTAGTTGAGGGTACTAAAATTTGGTATGAAAATAATACTGGAATCCAATTTTATGACTCATATTGGACAGGAGCTGGAGCTGGTCATTTTTTTAGAACTAACTTAAATGGTACAATTCAAAATGTTTTAAAATTAAACAATACAGGAACGGCAGTATTTATTAATAGTGTTACCTCAACCTCTTTTATTCGTAGTGGTGGAACATCTAGCCAATTTCTAAAAGCAGATGGGTCAATCGATTCTACTGCTTACGGAACTGGAACAATTACCTCTGTTACTGCTTCCACTCCATTGGCTTCTAGCGGAGGGACAACTCCTAACATTACGATTCAGCAAGCAAGTGGTTCACAAAGTGGCTTTCTATCTAGTACCGATTGGACTACGTTTAACTCAAAGCAGAACGCTTTAACTAATCCAGTAACGGGAACGGGTACTACTAACTATTTGCCAAAGTTTACGGGCTCTACAACAGTTGGAAATAGTCAGATATTTGACAATGGAACAAACATTGGGATAAATACAAATTCTCCAACTAATTTATTGCATTTAGCATCAAATCAATTAACGCCTTCTTTACGATTAGGAAGTATATCGGCTGGATTTCATTACGATATTGGTCGTGAAAATCAAACAACTGGGGATTTTTTAATAAATGCAACTGTAAGCGGAGTTTCTCAAGGAACATATTTAAGAATTGCTCAAAGTGGAGGTGCTGCTACGTTTTTAAGTAAGGTTGGAGTTGGAGGCGCTGCTGCTACTTATTCTTTAACTGCATATAATAGTGCAAATGGAACTACTGTTGCATTTGGTGGAACTGCAAAAGGGATAAGAATTGATAACGATGGAGTAAATAGTTCAGGTCGGTCTACAATTTTTGGAGTAGATAGTTCATTTTATGGAAGTTATCAACCATTAAGTATTGAAGCCTCAGCTCTTTCTTTACAAGCTTTAACAGGATTTAACGTAATGATTGGCACAACCATAGACGCTGGCTATAAGCTAGACGTTAACGGAGCAATTAGGTCAAGTGATGAAATTTATTTAAATAATGGTAAATATTTAAGGCTACAAAGGTCAAGTGGGGCGTTATATATTCAAACTTTGGGAATTGATGCAGGAACAGACAACGTAAGATTATTAACTACTGGAGATTTAAATATTGTTAATGGTTCGCTAACTAGTTTAATGACTGTAAAAAATGGAGGGTTTGTTGGAATTAAACAAACTACCCCTTTAGCTCCTTTACACGTTTCTTCAGAGTCGTCAGCTGATGACGTAAATGTTCAAAGATGGGATTATTCAACTAGTTTAGCTTATCAACTTATACTAAAGCAAACCGTTACATCTGGAGTTGTAAAATGGAATTTTAGTCAAATAAACAATAATACAGCATATAATAATGTTTTAGTTTTAGACAGAGGCAACGTAGGCATCGGCACTGCTTCGCCAGGTCAAAAACTACAAGTTGAGGGTAGTTTATTAGTAAATGCTGGAACATCTGGAAGCGCATTTAGGGACATAATGATTGGCGGAATAGCTGGATGGTCTTCTGGTGAATCTCACGGAATTGATACTGTTTACAATACCGCAGCAAGTCCTCTTACTTTCTCAAGAATTGAGTCTCATTTTAATGGAACAACTGGACGTTTTAGATTTAGAAATATTTATAATAATGGCCCAAGTACGGCCATTTCAATGGTTATTGAAGGGAACGGAAATGTGTTAATTTCCACGGAGACAGACTCAGGCGACAAACTTAGAGTTAATGGAACAACTTTTACAAATGAAATAATGACATTAAGTCCAGAAACCGAAGGTAGGTCTGGAGTCGCTTGGCGTTTAGGAGCGGCAAGCATTGCCTCAATCACACCAAATAGAAGACTAAGAGTTAAAGTAGGTGGAGTTGAGTATTACATAGGAGCAGTAGAAGTATAAAAATTAAACCATAAAAATAATGAAATTAATCGAACCAATTTTAATTTGGAAAAACGGCGAAAGCCAAGAAGCTAATTTGCTAAATGCAATTATTATCAACGATAACCTTGAATCGTCTTGCAGTTTCTACTATTCGCTAAATTCAAGCGGTGAAGGTACTGAGGCAATGCCTTTGGTTGTTGGTCAAACCTTAGCCGAGGGAAATATTACCATGAGCGGCGATACTTATTTGGCTTGGGACGGCGACAATAATTTTGCCTTTTCCTATATTGCCGAGAAATTAAATCTAACACTAATTGAAACAACATGATTGTAAACCTAGCGATTGCCCTAACTGACATTGAAGGCAACAAAATTAAGAACGAAAACGGCGAAGACGTGTCTTTGTCAAAGATGGTCGGCAACGCCTTATTTGCAGCCGAGGAAAAGGAAGACCCGATTCGGCTTTACGAGTTAGCCAAGAAAGTTTACTACTCAGATGGCGACATGGAAATAAGCAAAAGCGATGCTGATTTAATCAAAGAGAAGGTAAAGGCAAAAGGCTTTACTGTGCTTGTTTTAGGGCCGCTTTACGAGGCGTTAAAAGAAAAGTAAGGGTAATACAAGGGCTAAGTTTTAGCCCTTTTTTATTTGCCTTAAAATGCCTTATTTTTGATAAACGAAAAGCAATTAAACGAAATGAATATATTGAAAAGCGATGAACTAGGAGTGCCGTCTACTTTCTTGGCAATCTTTGCAAATGTTACTGCTATGGCTGGTCTTCAAATGGTTAACGTAGTTTTTACCTCAGTAATTTCTATTTTATCAATAGTTTATTTGGTTTATAAAATAATAAACGAAATTAAGAAGCTTAAAGATAATGGCAAAGTCTAAAGCGACGACAAGTGCAATAAAAATAACTTTTGGGACAAGGCGAAACGGCAAAGCCAAAAAAGCATATTCTAAAGCATTAAACAAACCTAAAAAATACAGAGGTCAAGGGAGATGATAAAGTTTTTTGATTGGTTAAAAGGATTTTTAAGCGAGAACGGAGAGGCGTCTAGCAAACGCCTTGTTGGAGTTGTAAGCGCAATTACCTTGTCTTATACTCTTTTAAAAAATCAAAACGAGCCTTTAATATATTCGGTGGCCGCCTTATCCGCGGCCGCTTTAGGTATTACCGCGGCCGAAAAGATATTTAAGAAAAAATTTGACAAAGAAAATGAAGGTTAACAAACTAGGAATAGACATGATGCACCATTTTGAAGGTTGCAAATTAACGGCTTACCAATGCCCAGCAAAGGTTTGGACAATCGGTTGGGGAAATACTTTTTATCCCGATAAAACACCAGTAAAGCAAGGCGACGTAATAACGCAAGAGCAAGCCAACGCATTATTTGAAACGGTAATGAATAATTTTGCTTTAGGCGTTAAAAAGTGTTTGACTAAAGAAGTAAACGAAAATCAATTTTCGGCTTTGGTTTGTTTTGCCTATAATGTAGGGATTGGAAGTTTGCAAAAATCAACATTGCTAAAAAAGATAAATATTAATCCAAACGACGAAACGATTGCTGGCGAATTTGCCAAGTGGACAAAGGCTGGCGGTAAAGTATTGCTGGGACTTGTAAGGAGACGAAAAGCCGAATCGGACTTATACTTTAAAAAATAAGGTTTAATATGGT